CCAACCTCTACGGTTATGGTGCAAGTCTTGTTGCTGTTGTTGGGACGAGTGGTACAACTCTTGGTCAAATAACCGAAATTCAGATAATTGAACCTGGAATTGGATATACATCAACAAGTCAACCAGAAGTTAGAATTGGAATACCTACTGGATATAGTAATTTACCACTATCATATGTCAGCGGATCAAGTATTGGTCAGAATGCAAAAATAACCGTAGAGGTTGGTCAAGGATCTAGTATAACGTCATTTAAATTTGATGATCCTGGTGTAGGATATAAAGTTGGAGATGTTTTGAAAGTTGTTGGTATTCCTACAAATAATACAACAGTAACTGAGTTTGAATTAACGGTAGATGCTGTTGAAACCGATTCTTTCTATGGATTCTATCCTGGACAAATGATTGTATTTAATGATATTAGTGATTCTTTCAATGGATTCAGGAAAAAATTTACTTTGAGTACTTTAGTTGATGGTCAAAATCAAATTATAAACTTAAAAACACCAGACGGTACGGATTTAGATATAACAAATAATATCTTTATATTCTTGAATGATGTTCTACAACAACCAAATGAGTCGTATACATTCTCTGGAAGTAGAGTGATATTCACAGAAGCGCCAATCGAGGGATCCAAGTGTGTTATTTTATATTACAGAGGTTCTAGTATTGACGTTGAAGAAATTGTTCCACCAAAAACTATAAAAGAAGGTGACTCTGTAACGATTCAGGAAAGTGCTACTGATTTATATGATATATCTCAGTTCCCAAGAGTAGTCAAAGCTTTGACTTCATCTGATCAATTGGAAACGTTTATATACTCTAGTATTGGAATTAGTAGTGATACCGAAAAATCAAGACCATTGAGTTGGCAAAAACAAAAACACGATAGAATTATATCTGGAACCCTATTCTCCAAGTCTAGACCAAATTTACAATCAAATATTACTCCAAATGCTACTGTAATAAAAAATATTCTACCATCCGATGATTACTTCTATGTTGATAATGCTTTCCCACTATTCTCAACTCTTGACAGTTTAAATGAAGATTTAAGAAATGTTACTATAACAGAAAACAAAGAAGTTTCTTCTGCTTTATCTTATGCTACTGTTTCTGGAGCTTCTACAATTTCTTCTATAGTTATAACTGATGGTGGTGTTGGTTATGCAAACACCCTTTCACCAAAGGTCACAATATCATCTTCGGCAATAAAATTAAAAGATCCAATTTATAATTGGAGTGGGGTCAATATTTCTGGAATAACTACTCTCTCAGTATTTAATGAATTGTCAATTGGAAACCAGTTAGTTTCTGTTGGTAATAGTTCTTTATATTCATACAGTTATGATGGACTAACATGGATTTCTGGAAGTGTTGGAGTTGGTAGTACAGTTAATATGCAATCTGTTAAAAAAGTTAGTGTTGGTTCTTCTGACATAATCATGACAGTCGGAGATAAATCTAAGATTGCTCAAGCAGTCGGATATGCATCAACATTGACAACTTGGACTGAAATCCCTTGTTATGAAGAAGTTGCAATATCTGGAATTGGTGTTATTGGTTACAATTTAACCACATATAATGGAACATTTAACTCTGTAATCTATGGAAATGATCACTGGGTCACTGTTGGAACTGCTGGAAGTATATTTGTTTCGTCTGGAGTTACAACAACTAGATTTATTAGTAGATTCTCTGGAGTTATCGAAGATTTGAATTCCGTAGATTTTGGTGATAATTATTTTGTTGCTGTTGGTAACAATGGAACCGTACTTTCTTCTGATAATGGATTCTCATGGGATATTACCATTAATGGTGTTGCTTTGAAAAATTATAATAAAGTAATGTATGATGGTAATAAATTTATCGTAGTTGGTGACAATGCAACTATATTGAAGTCTATTAATAGAAATCAATATGAATTGGTACTCAATGACATTAATACTGGAGAGAATATTTTAAATATTTCATATAACGATGGTTTGTATGTTGTTTTAACATCTGCAAATAAATTATATTATTCATTTGATTTATCCAATTGGACTGAAAGAAGTACGTTACAATCAAATCAACTAAATGACCTTGTTTATTCTACTCAAAGTTCACAGTATATTGCAGTTGGTGCAGCAGGAACCATAATTACTGCGACACCTGTATATCACAGAGCAACAGCAGAAGCTTCCATATCGGATGGACAAGTATCTTCTGTAACTATAACGGATGGTGGATTTGGATATGTTCAGGACAATGTTCCTAGTGTTTTAATTGAACCTGACACCTTTAAGACTGAGATTATTAAATCATTTAAGGTTAAAGGTGATTATGGTGATATTATAGGAATAACAACCTTCCTACCTGGAACTCCTGGAATAGGGACTACATCACCGAAACTAGAGTTTAGATTAAAATCAGAAACATATGATAACAGTACTCTCGGTATCGGTTATTCTTCACCAAATACTTTTGGTATAACTGCTTCTCAATTAGAAAAAGGAGATTACTTTGTAATAAGTCAAAGTAATGTTCAAACTGATGGAAGTTTGATTGGAATATCTACATTCCTTGGTGGAATGTCGAATTATCCAAACTCTAAAATTGGTATAGCAACTAATTTCCTAGATGGAGTTTATATTGTTGAAAATGTAACTACACCATATGCTGGAATAGTTACTGTAACATGTCACTTTGCTCCAGATTATGATTCTTCTATTAGTGTTTCTGATAGAGGTGAATATGACGATATTAATTTGATATTCTCCGGAATCAATACTAATGGATTCTATGGAAGATATAGTTGGTCCAAGTTTTATGATTTCCAAAACAGGTCTTTATCTTTAATTGGAGCTAATTCATTTGAAACATACACTGATAATGGATTGACTGGATTATCTACTGCTCCAAGAGTTTTAAGAACTAGACCTTTGTTAAGTAACTAAATAAAAAAAAGTCTAAATTAAAAATGCCTGCCATTATATCTGACCAGTTTAGAATTTTAAACGCAGAGAACTTTGTAAAAAGTGTCTCTGGGGTTGGGGATACGTCCAATAAGTATTATACTTTTATTGGACTCCCAAATTCAACAAGCGTTGAATCTGGTGGATCTCCAATATGGATCAATAATACTCCCTCTCCTCTAGATGGTTTTAAAGAGGAATATCAGATTAAGGAAAGTATTATTGCAATGAAACAAATTACCAGTCAAGATGTTAGAAGACTGGTAAGAAAAGTTCAGTGGGTTTCTGGTAACACCTATGAAATGTATAGACATGACTATAATGTTTATAATCCAACTCCAGTAACTGGTCAGACTGGTTTATATGAAGCCAACTACTATGTTATCAATGAAGATCTAAGGGTCTATGTTTGTTTGCAGAATGGAACGGATCCAGAAAATCCAAAAGGAAGACCATCTTATGATCAACCTACATTTGTAGATTTAGAACCAAGAGCTGCAGGATCAAGTGGTGATGGTTATTTGTGGAAATATCTTTATACTATCAAGCCTTTTGAACTGGTTAAGTTTGATTCTATTGAATATATGCCAGTTCCAGAAGATTGGGGTAATGTTGGAGAATCAATATCAACAAAAAATAATGCAATTGATGGCAAAATTGAAGTTGTATTGATTTCTAATAGAGGTACAAATTATCAACCAATATCCACATCTTTCTCTAACGTTCCAATTTTGGGTGATGGTACGGGAGGAAAAGCAACCATTACTATCGATTCATTTGGCAAAGTTTCTGAAGTATTTGTTACAGAGGGCGGAAAAGATTATACTTATGGTACTATAGAATTTTTCCCAGGAGCTCCAGGAAGTGACATTAATGGACCACTAAGTAAACTAAGCAATACTGGTATAGGAACTACATCAAAAGCCACTTTTAATGTCGTTATTCCACCAAAAGGTGGTCATGGTTATGATGTTTATAGAGAATTGGGTTCTTATAGAGTACTTTTATATTCTAGATTTGAGACTTTAGATTCCAATCCTGATATTATTATTGGAAATGATTTTGCAAGAGTTGGAGTAATGAGAAATCCAACTGTCATTAATAGCAGTACGGAAATTCTCAATAATTCTCTAGTTAGTGGATTAAAAGGTCTCAAACTTGGAGGTATAACAACTTCTACAACATATGCTGTTGACTCTGTAATAAAACAAACTGTTGGCCTTGGATCAACTGCAATAGGATATGTTGCTTCTTGGGATCCAATTACTGGAGTTTTGAAGTATTATCAACCAACAGGACTAGCATCTAGTGAATCTGGATTCAAGATTATTCCATTTACTTCCAATCCAGACGCAGGATATGGAACAACAATCAACTGCAGTTCTATTATTGGTCCTGCTCTTTCAATCCAAAGTGGATTCTCTGGTATAACTACAACAATAAATAATAGAATATATCAGTTGGGCCTTAACTTTGTTTCTGGAATCTCTTCTGCAGAGTATAATGTCAAGTCTGGAGAATTGATATACATAGACAATAGAGCACCAATTCCAAGATCTTCAAATCAGAAAGAAGACATTAAAGTAATCCTGGAGTTTTAAGATAAAATGGCACAAAATACCAACCTCAACACGGCTCCATATTTTGATGATTTTGATTCTACAAAAAATTATCAAAAGGTATTATTCAAGCCAGGCACTCCCATACAGGCAAGAGAATTAACTACCATACAGTCTATACTCCAGGATCAAGTTGAAAAATTTGGAAAACACTTTCTAAAAGAAGGTGAAGTTGTCATCCCAGGAAATATTGCATATGATTCAGAATATACTAGTGTACAAATAGATCCAACTCACCTTGGATTGAGTGTTTCTACATATATTTCAAATTTTGTAGGAAAATTGATAAGAGGTGCAACAAGTGGAGTAACGGCTAAAGTAGAAAGTTTTATAACGGATCTTGAATCTGAAAATAATAATTATACTCTTTATGTAAAATATCAAGGATCTGGTGAAGAAGACTTTGCGACAGATGTTTTTCTAGATGGTGAAGACCTTGTAACTATAGAGACTATAAATTACGGACTTGGTAGTATTAGACAAGACTCTACTTTTGCCACTTGTATCACTGATAGAGCTTCAACCACTGGATCTGCTGCCAAAATAGAAAACGGAATTTATTTTATCAGAGGATTCTTTGTAGAAGTATTTTCACAAACATTATTATTAGATCAATATAGTAATACTCCATCTTATAGAGTAGGACTAAACATTAATGAAGAATTGGTTGTAGCTTCTCAAAACAATAAAGATCTTTTTGATAACGCGAGAGGATTTTCTAATTTTGCTGCTCCTGGAGCAGATAGATTAAAAATATCTACAGTTTTAAGTAAAAAAACTCTAGATGATTTTAATGATGAAAACTTTATCGAGTTGATGAGGATTGAAAATGGTGTTTTATCGAAATTTTTAAAGAAAACAGAAATAGATAAACTAATAACGGATGTTCTTGCTAGAAGAACATATGATGAATCTGGAGACTACTATATAAAACCATTTACAGTCGTAGCTAAAGAGTGTTTAAACAATGGTATAGGTAATGATGGTGTATTTAATTTCAATCAACTAACAAAACAAGGTAATATTCCAACCGAAGATTTATATAATCTTCAAATTTCTCCAGGAAAGGCATATGTTAAAGGATATGAGGTTGAAACTATCAATACACTTAATATTGATGTAGATAAACCAAGAACAACTGATACCAATAAAAATACCACAGTTACAGTAAACGTTGGAAATCAGTTGGAATTAAATAATGTTTATGGAACTACAAATGTTGGTTTTGGGACTACAAGTCAAGTAAGACTTTTTTCTGATCGCACCTCTTCACAGGGATCTCCATCTGGAATTCAAGTTGGAATAGCTAGAGTATATGATTTAAAATTGAAAAATGATGCTTATGAAGACAACTCTTCCGTATTTGAAACTGTTCTATATGATATTCAAACCTACACATATTTAAATTTAAATACTACAGCAACTATTTCAACTCCAGCTTTCATTGAAGGCAGAAATAGTGGAGCCACTGGTTATTTGGTTAAAAATGCAACAAATACTAATGAATTGGTTCTCTATCAAACAACCGGAACATTTTCGATTCAGGAATCAATCTTAGTAAATGGTGAACCTTTTTCAAGAATAATCAATAAAGTTAGAGATTATTCATTATCTGATGTTCACCAAATAACTGGAACAGGTCTGAGTGGAAATATTTTTACTGCAGATACTGTTTTGGATAGAGAAGTATTAATAGCTCCACAAACTTCAGGATTTACGATATCTCCTTCTAGTGCCGGAATCAGCACAATAACTACTTCAAATAAAAACTTTGGTGTAGGAATTTCAACAGGAGATATTCTTTCTTACACAAAACCGGGGGAAATTATCCCCACATTTAACAGAGTAAAGTCTGTAAGTACTTCAGCAAAATCTATAGTTATAGAAGCGACAACAAACGTAACTAATGTTTGTAATGGAACTTTGCCAGCAGCTCAAATAACTTCAAATGAAGTTTTCAAAGTAATTCCAGAAATATTAAACTCTAAAGAAGCCTATCTATATGAAACTTTAGAACATTCAAATATTGAAACTGTAGATTTAAGTTCAGGAAGTTTAGTATACAGAAAGTCTTACCCAGTAAGTATAGCTTCAAATAGTGTTACCGTAACTTTAGACTCGGATATTAATGTAACTGCAGAACCATTTGATGAAGAAGACTATACTTTGATTCATTCTGATGGAACTATTGAACCACTAGAGGAATCACAGTTTAGTATTTCTGCAGGTAGAACTGTTACTTTGGTTGATCTCACTGTTTCTAGTGGATCTGCAACTCTAATAGCAACCCTTAAAAAACAAAATTTAAGACCAAGAAGAAAAATACACAAAAGAGGTTCTGTCTTAAACATCACAAGATCTTCAACTGCATCATCTGGAATAGGATCCACTACTTTGAATGATGGTTTGACTTATAGTTCTGTTTATGGAACTAGAGTTCAAGATGATAAAATTTCTTTACAAGTACCAGATGTAACAGAAATTCTTGGAATCTTTGAATCAAATGATGACAATGATCCCGATTTACCTAAATTATTGTTAATAAATTTAAATGCTAATATTTTAAATTCTCTAAACGGGGAAATAGTCTATGGAGAAAATAGTAATGCTAGAGCTATTTTAGTTTCTAATAATGGAACAAATAGAATAGAGTTTGTTTATGTCAATGAAAATACTTTTGTTAAAGATGAGAGAGTGACCTTCTTGGAGTCAAATTTGACAGCTAATATAGATTCTGTTATAGAAGGTGATAGAGATATTTCAAATGATTTTATTTTCAATTCTGGACAAGAACAGGATATTGTTAACTATTCATATTTGGAAAGAAAACCTGGAATTTCTGCTCCGACTAGAAAATTGAAAATAGTATATAATAACTATTACATAAATCCATCCGACGATGGAGACGTAACAGTTGCAAATTCATATGATGTTAATAGATTCACAAATGGAAAAATAAGTCTTAATGGTGAAAGAGTCACTGATTTTGTTGACCTAAGACCAAGAGTAATTCCATATGATCCGGCTACTAATAATTATTCTCCTTTTGAGTGGAATGCACGATCTTTTACTGAAAATACAAGTTCCTCTCCTTATTTCTTATCAAAGAATAAAAATATTATAGTCTCTTATAACTATTATCTTCCAAGAATTGATAAACTTTATTTAAATAAAGATGGGGAGTTTATACTATCAAAAGGTGTTCCTGCTTTAGCCCCAACTTCACCAGATCCAGTTGATGGTTGTCTTGAAGTTGCTACAGTTACGATGCCGGCATATGTTTATAATATCAATGAGGTAGAAGTAAAAACAACTACTCATAAGAGATATAGAATGAAAGATATATCTCTACTTGAAGACAGATTAAGTAATGTTGAATATTATAGTTCATTAAGTCTCTTAGAAACAGACACTAAAAATCTTGTTATAAGAGATTCAACAACTAAACTTGATAGATTTAAGTCTGGATTTTTAGTTGATAACTTTAAATCTGTTTTTTCCGGATCTGTTGGTGATGTCCTTCATAAGTGTAGTGTTGATACTAAAGAAGGAATTTTAAGACCTCAACACTATACCAGTTCAATAGATTTATTGTTAGGATCTGAGGCTGTTGTCGGAACTTCGAATTTACCAGATCCTAGTGCAGATCTTAGATTTGTAAAAGATTTGGGAACACCAAATTCAGTAAAAGTTGGTGATGTGGTTTGTTTAAAATATGAAGATAAACTATGGTTACAAAATAAATTTGCAACTAGATCAGAAAATGTGAATCCATTCCATGTTGTTAACTGGATAGGAACTATAGAACTCAATCCAGCTACTGATACATGGATAGAAACTAGAAAAGTTAAGAAAACTGTTGATATGGAAGGAAATTATTCCGATACAGTTTCTCAACTTGCTATTGATACAAATACTGGTCTTTCCCCCATCGATTGGGGAGCTTGGGAGACAACTTGGACGGGATCTACAATAA